ACAAAGTTCGCATTGACGGACGTACAATGAAACAAATAAGGCAAATAGCGCAAGAAGATGTGACCAAGCTTACGGATAAGCAGTGGGAAGCATGGAGCAAATCTGCTAACAGCAAAGCAGCGGGCGGGATGATCAAGGGCTTCAGCCCCATTGCCCGTCCACAGAGATTCAAGGGAGTATTCTAATGAGCGATGACGGTAAAAAATTTAAGCATCCCGCAGGTGTTCGGATAAGAAAAGGTATGGATGCGAAACGATACAGACGGTCAGACGAGGGTAAAAAAGAAGTAGCGGCTCGTAAAGAACACAACAAAAAATTTGGTCCTACAGATAAAAAAACTAAAAGAGCGTTAAAGAAGGATAGTCTAACCTCGGATGCGTCTAAGGGCAAGACAATGCGTGACCGAGATGTTTACTATTATTCTGAAGAGGATACTAGAAAATACGGCGGCGCTGTTATGAAAGCTCGTGGCGGAACATTTAAAGGAACATTTTAATGGCACCTAGAAAACCAAAAGCTCCCGAAAAGAAAAAAGATAAGAACATCAAAAAAACCTCTGCTGCAATGGATGCGTTTATGGCTGTGGGGCCACATGCACAAGATATAGCTAATTACCTTGCTCACGGCACGGCTGCTTTAGGCGTGGGCGCTTTAGGTTACATGGGCAACAAAGCACGAAATCTTAGAAAAAAGCACGACAAAGAACTCGGCAGAGCTAAAGGCGGCGCTGTTATGAAAGCTCGTGGCGGAACATTCAAAGGAACATTTTAATGGCACTACCCCCACAAATGGTTGACATGGCAATGGGCCCGGGCGGCCCATCTGACTTAATGCCTGAAGAAATGCAGGTTGAACTTCCGGGTTTTGAGGACGAGCTACCACCGGGCATTGAGATTGCAGGTGAAGAAGAGATGGTCGAGGTCCAAACTGAGGAGTACGACCATAATGCCAACCTTGCTGAGGTTTTGGATGACACTGACCTGCGGGAGATTTCGTCTGATTTACGGGCTAAGATTAAAGAAGATCAAGAGTCACGCGATGAGTGGGAAGAAGCTATTTCAAAAGGTCTTGGCCTTCTTGGTATTAACTACGAAGAGCGCAACGAGCCTTTCTTAGGCGCGTCTGGTGTGCATCATCCATTGTTGTCTGAAGCAGTAACACAGTTTCAGGCGCAGTCGTATAAAGAGATGCTGCCTTCTGGTGGTCCAGTTAAGACACAAATTCTTGGCACACCAACCAGAGAGACGGAAGATCAGGCGCAGCGTATTGAAGATTTTATGAACTATCAGATTACTGAGGTAATGGAAGAGTTCGATCCAGACACTGATCAGATGCTTTACTATCTGCCGCTGACTGGTTCTACGTTTAAGAAAGTATACTTTGACCCCACAAAACAACGCGCTGTGTCAAAATTTGTGCCTGCAGAAGATTTGATTGTACCCTACACTGCGTCCGATTTACGAACCGCAGAACGGGTAACTCATGTTTTCCGCATGACTGAAAACGAAATTAGAAAACTGCAGTTTGCAGGGATTTACAAAGACGTAAATATTTCACCAGTTGAAGAGAGCGAAGATGAAGGAAAAATTCATAACCGTGCTAACGAGCTTACGGGAATACGTCCTAATTATGGGGACGATGTCTATACATTATATGAAGTCCATGTCGATCTCGACCTTGAAGGGTTTGAAGATACTGACATGCAGGGCGATCCCACGGGCATTCGGCTACCTTATATTGTTACCATTGATGAAGGTTCTGGAGAAATTCTTAGCCTTGTTAGAAGCTATCGTGAAGCGGATCCCTTAAGGCGTCGCAGACAATATTTCACACACTATAAGTTTTTGCCGGGTTTTGGGTTCTACGGCTTTGGTCTTCTGCACACAATCGGTGGATTGTCTCGTGCGGCGACCTCAATTCTGCGTCAGTTAATTGATGCGGGAACTTTGTCGAACCTGCCGGCTGGATTTAAAGCTAGGGGCGTTCGTATTCGTAATGACGATGAGCCGTTGTCCCCCGGCGAGTTTCGTGACATTGACGCTCCCGGCGGCGATCTTAAAAACTCTATTATCCCGCTGCCTTACAAAGAGCCGTCAGCTACACTTGCCCAGCTTCTTGGTGTAATTGTAGATTCTGGTCGTCGTTTTGCACAGGTGGCAGACTCAAAGGTAGCCGATGTTAACTCACAGGCTCCTGTTGGGACTACGGTTGCATTAATTGAGCAGGGTTCAAAGGTAATCTCTAGCATTCACAAGCGTCTGCATTACGCACAGAAGCAAGAGTTTAGAATGCTGGCGGAGGTTTTTGCCAGTAACCCGATGCCTTATCCTTACTTTGTTGGGCAGAATATCCCACCAGAGATTATGCAGCAGGACTTTGATGGGCGAATTGACATCTTACCAGTGTCTGACCCGAACATCTTCTCAATGTCCCAGCGTTTGTCTTTGGCGCAGACTCAGCTTCAGTTGGCTCAGGCAGCACCGCAGCTTCACAACCAGTATGAAGCCTATCGCCGGATGTATGACGCATTGGATGTAAAGAACATTGATGCAATTCTGCCGGCACCGCAGCCACCACAGCCCATGGATCCGGGAATGGAAAACTCAATGGCTCTTAAAGGTGCCCCTAGTCAGGCATTTAAAGAGCAAGACCATCGTGCACATATTCGTGTGCATGCGTCATTGCTTCAGTCGCCAGCTATTCAGGCTAACCCGCAAGCTTTTCTTATCTTGCAGGCGCATATTCAGGAGCATGTGTCCTTGTTTGCTAGAGATATTGTTGAAGAAGTGTTCAAGCAGGCAATTCAAAAATCTCAGATGGTTGGGGAGCCAGTCCCTCAATTGCCTACAGAAGCTGTAGATGCTGCTATAGCACAGCAGATTGCAGACACCTTAGAACAGCTTGCACCATTGTTAGAGACAGCCCAACAACAAGATCCTCTTGTTCAGATCCGTCAACAGGAACTGCAAAATGATCAAGTTGAAATTCAACGTAAGATGCAAAATGACGTCATGGACTTCCAGATTGATCAGGCCAAACTACAGCAGGCCGCTGATCTGGCTATGCAACGCATGCAGATACAGCAAGGTATCGCCGATGATCGTAATGAAGTAAACGTCTATCGCATCAATACTCAGGCTAATCTAGCAAGGAACCGTGGACAGTGATCATGTGGGATATGCACAACCGCACGACTAAAAAGCAAGCTAAAAGGAATCGTAAAAGATGCTCCAAGCACTAATAGGTCCAGCGACCGAGTTAATTGGTAAGTTTGTTGAGGACAAAGACCAGAAGAACAAGCTGGCGCATGAGATTGCCACTATGGCGGAGCGTCATGCACAGGAGCTTGCCAAGGGTCAGTTGGCTATCAATGCTGAAGAAGCCAAGTCACGGAACTTGTTTGTGGCGGGTTGGCGCCCGAGTGTTGGCTGGTGCTGTAGCTTGGCTTTGTTCGCTCACTTTTTGGTCTTCCCTACTATGGATGTGGTGACTGCCTACATGGGTGTTGCGCCGGTAGCCTACCCTCAGTTTGATATGGACAGCTTAATGACAGTCTTACTTGGTATGCTTGGGCTTGGGGGGATGCGTAGCTTCGAGAAGGCCAAGGGCTTAACAAAGTGAGTGTAGAGACTTTCCTCAGATGGAAGATTCTACCTCGTTTTATGATGCTGATGAGTACGTTAATGTCGTGGCGCTGCGCTGAGTGGTTTATGGCTTTGCCGGAGCCTAGCTCACAGCAGTCGGCTTTCGTAAGTGTGGTTATGGGCGTCATGACTGGCGTCTTTGGGATTTGGATGGGTCATGAGCACAAAAAAGACTAGCCCGTGCGTAGGTATTTGTGTCTTGGACGAAGAACGTGTAAGATGTATTGGCTGTGGACGTACCATTGACGAGATCATTAACTGGGGAAAGAAATGGCAAGACCAAGAATAAATCAGTTTGCGGATGATCTTGGGGTCAGTCGTAAGTCAGCGAAGAAGCTTATAAAAAAAGCCCGAGGCCGCAAGGATGGCGGGTCAAATGTAATTGAAAAATATTCCCCGGAGCTTCAAGGTCGTATGAAACGGTTTGAGGATGCCGAGCGTATTTTCAGAGAAGACACAAAGATCGGAACAAAAATGGAAAAATCATCTTCAAAACCAAAGTCCAAGCGTAAGGCTTTTGATGAGTATTACGAAAAGCACGGAACCACTCACAAGAATGATCCCCGGTCAAAGCGAGATCATCCTATGAACCGTGAAGGCCGCCCTCTTGTCACAAAGAGCGAAGACATTGTTGAAGCTAATGCTGGAAAGTATATGGCTTGCGGTGGGTACGGTAAAGCAATTCAAGGCACGAAGTTTACCGGAGTAAAGTAAGTGGGCAATTGGAACACTTCCGATTTATCTGATGAGGATATGGATCAAGATGTTCAACAGAACATCGCTGCTGCTGCCGCGCAATCCGTTGGGATTGACATGGGTAATTATGATTTTGGGGATAATTTCAACCCTTCAGATTATAGCTCCGACATACTTGGTATCACAAACTCATTTATGGCTGATCCTAACGCTGCTGCTCGTACAGCAATGGCTATACGTCAAAGTTACCCCGTGTATTCCGGGAATATGCGTCCAGCCTTAAACTCTTTTATTAATCGCTACACCACAACACGAGGCCCTCTTACCCGCGATGCCTATAATCGCGCTTATGATATTACAAGAACAAACCTTGGCGGCATCAACACACTCGGTTACGACACAGCAAAAGCACTGCAACGAGTTGGTATTGGTTCTGGTCAAGTAAAAAGCGCGAATCCCACGGCGGGAAGACTCACAGGCACTGTTTTTAAAGACGGGGTTATTTCAAAAAACGGCGTTATGCAGGGTGTCGCTTCTGATGTTTATTATGGTGCAGAAGACCTAGATAATAAATACGAGGGGTTGCCAAGATATTCGGATAAGGGGTATTTGGGCCCAGATGGTGTTTCTTATTCCAGCCCAGAAGAACGAGCTCTTAGCCGCGCCTATGATCAGTACATGAATCCATACAACAAACCCGGAGAGTTGGGGTATAACCCTGACGTAAAGAACATTGGAGCGGGGGAAGTGCGCCCGGGTCTACAGTCCGGTATTTTTAGTGACATGTCTGGCACACCTACTCAACTAGGCCCTGTTGCCACATATGACAGAAACTATAGCGGCATGGACAACCTTGCAATGACGGCCTTTGGTGGTATGGGTCATCTTGCAAGAGCTTTAACAAACAAGGTTACTGGTATTGAGGGTCAGCCTTTACCGGCGGCGGCGTTGGCCCCCACCCCTGAGATGATAGCGCAGGGTCAGACATCTGGCGGGATGGCAAGATCGTTTAGTCAGATACCGGGTCAAATCAAGCAAGGTATTGAGTCTTTGATTGCACCGAATGTACCGGCACCAAACCCAGTGCAGACGGCTCCATTAGACTTAAGTGGGTTTGAGCAGCGCTTTGGATCCACTAATCCA